AGTTCTTGAATCCATAATCCATTAAGTCTTTTTTTAATTCGTCAATACGCCCATCATTTATCACGTCAGTAAAGAAGTTGTTTCCTTCGTAGCCTTTCTTAGCTATCTTTCTACTCACTACATAAGCAAACGCTTCTTTAGCTTTATTGAATGGTTGCTTTTTTAAAGTCTTCCAAACCTTTCTGTTTTTATTCCTTGCTTTTGCTTCGTCTTGTTTTTTCTTTCTGTTAATTAATTCATTCTCGCTAAACTTACCTATCATTCCCTTTCGGTTGCCCCATTCACCTATTTTCTTTTTACCCTCTTTACTAACTGGTCCGGGCTTCCTTCCCTTATCCCTTATCTCGGCATAGTCAGGCATCAACAACTGAAACACAATTGAATCACCTTTAGGCAATGTTCTAAAACGAATTGATGCAGCTAGTTTACTTTCTTGCGTTTGATACATTACCCCTTTCTTTTTAAGGGATGCTTTCAGGTCATCAACTAACTTATTGCCAAATTCATCTATTACTATCTCAATCGGTATCATTCAATAATATAACAATAAAATACACTCATTTATTAATATACCTCAGTATAACCTTGATAGCTTAGTTTAGTTAACGCAACATAGCGAGCTGGGTCAATAGCATGATTAAAAGCATCAATAGGCTCTCCCGTTTCTTTTCCGTTTCTGTCCTTTGCCCATGTGTAATTCTGAAACTCATTGATTGTGTTTGTTGAACGTGATGTTATAAGTATATCATGTTCTTGCAGCTTATTTATTCCATTACGTACACTATCAGCACCTTTAACGGCTGGGATAACATTATAAAAACCATACATCTTTAAGTCGGCTATTGACTTAGGCTCGGCACTATCCGCAACTATATTAACCCTCATGTTAAGGTTAAGTGTTCGCATGATGTTTGCAAGTTCGGAGTTAATTAAACCTTTACGATAAATCAACTCATCAATTATTAGTTTGCCATTCCATTTATACATAGCAATTAAACACGTAGGGTCTTGACTATAACCCCAATCTAAACCATAGGCTAATAACTCAGCATCGGTCGGTATATTGTCAATCTTTGACCAGTTGTTAAATACTGTGCCGCTTAGTGAGCCAACTAGACCAAGTCCGTACACACGCCACTTATTCGCCCAGTACTTATTCATAATGTTGTTAGATTCAAATAGTTGTTCAATTGGTAAATCCTTTTTAATAAAGCCCCGTTCTTTGTAATTCAAAATAGACTTAACCTCGCTTTCAGATAAGAACTCGTTATCCTCAAATGTTAGGCGTAAGAAGTTATTTTCGTTTATGTAATCGTCACCCCAAAAATGATTATCTGGGTTGTAATCAATAATGGTTAAATTAGCACGGCTTATAAATTGCGTGGCTGCATCAATGTCTAATTTATCCGCTTCATTGATATAAAGTATGTCACGTCTAAAACCTTTACCAACATCGTTAACGTCTGCTCCAAGGAAATCAATGTAACTGCCATTTGTCCATTCATGCTTGCTTTCTGATTTGTTGAATGAGTCACCAGTCATTATACCCCAGTCTTGACAAATCTTAGTGTAATCCCTCATGACTGTACGCTTCATCTTACTTAACTCACTACTTAGCACGGTTGCCTCCTTTGGTGAAGAGTGAAGCGATTGGATAATTAATTGAATTATTGAAACGGTTTTGGATGCGCCCTGACCACCACAAATAACAAACACATCCTCGTTAGGGTTATCAAGTATTAAGTCCCTTATTTTGTAATAGGATTTAGTATATCCATATTTATTTTTTACGGCTTCCAATGTCGGGGATTGGGATGTTAATTGTTTGGTGTGTTTGTATTTCGGACTTTTGATTTGGGAAACCGTACACTCTATTCATTAATGTTTCTAAGGAATACAAGCTACCCTTTTCAATTCCTTTCTTAATAGCATTAGCAACCGTTTTTTCTAATACAGTTGCCTTCGGGTCTTTGAATACATCGGCTAATTCATCAATAGTCATCGACATCATGTTTTGAATAGTGGTGTCAACATCTTGCTTATTATACCCCATGTCTTTTAATAGGCATACAAATTTACGAGGTCTTCCCTTTGGGTTACCGCTTTGTCCTTTCTTGAAAGGTATTAAGTTTTTTATTTGTTTATCTGTTGGCATATTCAAAATTATATGTTTTTATTCCGCCTTCCCTAAAGCCTGACTTTCTATCCATATTTACTCCTGTTTTCATTTTCCCCATTAATCTATTTTCTCCTAGAAATTTCCATTGTTTTTGTTTAATCATTGCTTTAAATACTGGCGTTGAAGAAAATTTAGCCATTATTCTACAATTTATTTTTTCTTGCAATATTTTCGAAGTTTCATTTATTAAAATTATCCCTAATCCTAATCCGTTATAATCAGGATGTATTACAGTTCTATTTGAATGAAATATTATTTTAGTTCCTTTTTTATGTGGTGTATAATTTGCAAAACATTGAAAGCCTATTTGATTTTCCCCATAAAAAAGCCCGTATAAATATATTTTTCCTCCCGGTAACAATTCGCTTAAATAATGATATTTGCTAAAATATTTCCATGTTTCTCTTCCGACTTCTTTAATTGTAAATTCAAGTTTTTCTCTTTCATTAAAAAAAAAATCATCCGTTTTAGGGAGTTTAAATTCTTGTTTGTTGCAATCTATGAGCCAATCAGGCTTAACCCATTCTAGTATATCGTAATGACAACTTAATAATATAATTTTTTTATTGTATTTTTTAGCAAATTTATGAATACAAACACTCATTGCTTTTGCAACCGTCCTGTCAACTACACTCGTCCATTCGTCAATACAAACTAACTCGCTATTACACATTAAATAAGCTGCTTCGGCTCTTGCCTTTTGACCATTAGATAATGTTTTTATTGGTCTTATCCAGCAATTAACTGAATTTAATCCAATTCCATTTAGTATGTTAGCGCATTCTTCATAAGAATATTCTTTTGGTAGTTGGTCAATTATCGGTAAATTTTCATTTAATTCACATTTGAATATATCTTTTCCAAATAAATGTTTTGCTAATGTTGTTTTGCCGCTTCCTGATGCTCCATAAACTAAACCGATATTCCAATTTTCAGGAATTTTTATGTTGTTTATTTCTAATTTATGAATCGATTTTTTATTAACATCAATATCTAAACTATTTGCCGCGGTTTGACACCTGAAAGTATTAAACACATCAGTTTTTAATTCAAAATTAATTTTACTTGGAATCATTGTACTATTTTGCATACTAACCCTTCTTCTAATAATTTATTATACCATTTTTCACAATCCTTTTCATCTTGAAATTCAATGTTTAAAAACCAAGCGTTTTTTAATTCAAATTCTTTTTCGTTTATGTTTTCTAAATCCAATTCTTTTGGCAAATCCAATCCCCATTCTTGTAACTCTTTTTCATCCCATTCATTTGCTAACATATTCCAATCCCATTCACCGCCTGAAACATTGTCTTTAATCAAAAACTCTCTTTGTTTGTCCTCTGATAATCCAACAAGTTTAATAATTGGCACTTCTTTTATTCCAGCTTCTTTACACGCTTTAAATCGCATATTACCGCCCAAAATTATCATGTCATCATTAACAACTATTGGTCGGATGTTTAACATTTCTGGAAAGTCTTTTATAGACTGAACTAACTTGGCAAATTTATCGTCCTTAATTAATCTAGGATTGTTTGGATTTAATTTTAAATCTTTTATGTTTACTAATTCTGTTTTGTATTCAGACTGTTTCTTTCCCATTGTTTAATTCTTTTGATTTGTTTATAGCTTGGTTAACGAACTCAAATAATTCTTCACCTTTAAACCATCCACTTACTTGATTGATGCTAGTTATTCTTTCACCAAAATAGTTTGTGAAAAATTCGCAAAATTGTTCTTCATTCATTTTATATTGGTTTGTTGTTTTTTTGGTTTGCAAAATGGGCAAACAAGGTAACACGCTAATTTCTTTGTTAATGGGTTGTTGCTATGGTATTCGTTTAATGTACCACATTTGCAAAGCATTCTTATAACGTGTATTTGTTTTGTCTTAATCAATTGTAACTATTATTTTAAAGAAACTAACCAACCGACCCCGTGAATGGGTTTGACCTTTTTTTAATCTCTTTCTTCTTCTTGTACTTGGCGATAGTGGTTTCCTGTGGTCTTTCGGCGGCGGTTTCGGTGTACTTTTTGGCTGCATATCTAAAATATATTAAGGCATCAGTTAAACAACTTGGACATTTAGAATCAATGATGTTACCTTGTTGGTTGCAATAGTTAAGAATAGGAATCATTAATGCGCTGTTGGGTTCTAAAACCATTTGCATCTCGATATACAAGTTAATAGCATCTTTGTATGCTAGGTAGTGGTTGTATTCTATTTTAGTCATTGTTAAAGTATTTTCGTTTAACCTCACTTATAATTACTTTCTTAAAAAGAACCGCCTTATCTTTATTCATGTTTAAAACATTTGTAATCGGTGTTTTATCTTTAATCGCATTAATTACCCTAGCATCTTGCTCCGGCATTTCTCTTATTATTTTATCCAACTTTTCAAAATCAAACAACTCACTTACTTCATCTTCAAACGAATCATTTAAAGAATCAGAAGTGAATAGCTTTAAGTCTCTTTTTAAAGCAGCACGTTCCCGATAATAAAACAATTTGATTGTATTTATTATAAAATCTTTGGCGGTATATCTACTAAGGTAGTTAGCCAATCGATTAGGTTCTAATTCACTTAAGTGTATGTACACATCATTCACCAAGTCGGTAGGGTTTGGGCTATTCATATATTTTGCAAAATAAACGAACTGACGGTAGTTCCGCTCATATTCGAGGTTAATTTGCACTATACACATTTATATTAATGCTTACAAATTTAATTAAAATTTATTTGATATTAAAATTTATTTGTTTGATTTTCAAACACTTAAAATTTATTTTACATTCTTTTTAATTTTGTTTAAAAATTATAGTTATTTTTGCAAACATGGAAATAACAGATGAACAATTTACAGAAGCCTGTGAAATAGTAAGAACCTATTTAGGTTTAAAGAACCCACAGGATAAAGTCGAAGAAGAAAAAAAATTAAAACCGATTGAGTTTATTAAGTTTTTGTCTAGCGATGTTAGTTTGGGTGACGACCCTAGCCCACCACAAACATGGAAACACGTTGATTTAATTGTTAAAGATTATACAACCGACGGTTTGGATATAATGCTTGCTTATGATGATGATAAGTATAAGCATTATGGAGCATTATATCTAGGTCATTACAATGATGGGATTAAAGAATAATTAAAACAAACATAAAATGAATAAAGAACAATGGCACAGTAAGTGGGAGGGTCTAATTGAATATGGTGAACTACCCTACATGATGAAAGAATTAAAGGTAAGTCGTTACACACTTAACAGAATCTTATCCGGCAAGGTTAGGGCTGACATGGTTAAGAAGGTGGATAAGTTACATAAGCATTTAATTAAAATCAAAAGAAAATAAAATGGCAATAAGAGAGAGAAAAGGTTTTCCATTTCCGTTTGAATCTAATTTCGACGTACATTACGAAATTACGGCATTCGTTCCAAGTAGTGACGATTATCCCGGTGATGAACGTGACGTGATTATTCATGATATTACATGGCATGGAGTGAGTGTTTATGAATTGCTTAAGCAGTCTAATCAACTTGCTAGGTTTGAACAAGATTTTAGAGATGATTTAGGAATTTAAAAAATAGTTTAATTTATGAAAAGAATATATCATCCTTATTGGCTTTGGGAAGATTATAAAGCTGGGTTTTATGATAATATTTCTGGAAGAAATAAAAACGAATTAGGTAATTGTGTTATTGAACTATTTAGCAATCCTGAGTTAACGTATGTTTATATGAGTAAAGTTGTTCAAGAGTGGAAATATTCATGCGAGCACAATTTAACTAATGTGTCGTTAAATAGAACAGCTTATTTAGGTCAAGCGGCTTGTTGTTTGTATAAATCAATACCATCAATAATAACAATGGAGTACTGGAATAAAGTTGATAAAACATATAGAGATAAAGCTGATGAAATAGCAAAATTAATAATAAAAAAATGGGAGGTAAATTATGCCGAAAATTAAATTAGACTTAAATGTTTACGAGGCTGCCAAGCAAAGAATTGAATGGACTTTTGATAATTTTGATAAAATATATTTATCATTTTCTGGGGGTAAAGATAGCACGGTTATGCTTCATATGGTAATGGAGGAGGCTATTAAAAGAAAAAAGGAAATAGGATTATTGATAGTTGATTTGGAAGGGCAGTATAAATTAACAATAGAACACATGACTAAATGCGTAGAGCAGTATAGGGAGCATATTGATTTATATTGGGTTTGTTTACCTATACATTTAAGAAATGCAGTGTCTGTTTTTGAGCCTTTTTGGTTATGCTGGGATAATGAAAGAAAAAGTAATTGGATTAGGGAACAGCCTAAAAACGCTATAACTGATATAAATTATTTTCCGTTTTTTCGAAGCGGTATGGAGTTTGAAGAGTTTGTTCCTGAGTTTGGAGAGTGGTATTCTAAAGGTGAGACAACGGCTTGCTTAGTTGGTATTAGAGCAGATGAAAGCTTAAATAGATTTAGAACTATTGCTAATACATCTAAAATAACTTATAAAGATAAACAGTATACAACCAAAGTAACAGAAAATGTTTTTAATGTTTATCCTATTTATGACTGGTCAACTGAAGACATATGGGTTTATCATGGTAAATTTAAAGAAAAAAGACATAATCAATTATATGACATTATGCATAAAGCCGGCTTATCTATTCACTTACAGCGCATTTGCCAACCTTATGGTGATGACCAAAGAAGGGGTTTGTGGTTATTCCATTTAATTGAGCCTGAAACATGGGCAAAGGTAGTTGCAAGGGTTAATGGGGCTAATAGTGGGGCTTTATACGTTCAGGATACTGGGAATATAAACGGATATGGTAAAATAACTAAGCCAGAAAACCACACGTGGAAATCTTTTTCGGAATTAATACTAAACACTTTACCAGAAAAAACATCTGAACACTATAAAAATAAAATATTTACTTTTATAAAATGGTGGGAAGAAAGGGGTTATGAGAATCAAATACCAGACCAAGCGCCTAGTTTATTAGAGAGTCAAAAATTAGCTCCTAGCTGGAGAAGGATATGTAAAAGTTTATTAAGAAATGATTGGTGGTGTAAAGGATTGGGTTTTACTCAACATAAAACAGAAGCATACGAAAAATACCTTAAACTAAAAAAACAACAAAGAGAAGAACAAAAATTTAAATTATGAAAAATCAAATCATTCAATTGATTAAAGAATTAGATTCTTTGCAATTAGACGAAAAAGTTGATGTTATTAATGACATTAAGTTAGCATTACATGAAATAAGCCCATTTAAAACAGAGCCTGTTGATTGTGTTTTGTGGGTTAAAAACAACACTGTTCATGCTAATGAATACAATCCGAACAGTGTAGCTCCTCCGGAAATGGAATTATTAAGATTATCAATTAGTGCAGATGGTTACACTCAGCCTATTGTTTCAATGCTTGATGAAAATGGAAAAACAAGAGAAGTGATTGATGGATTCCATAGAAACAGAGTTGGTAAAGAATGTGTTGATATTCAAAGTCGTGTTCATGGTTATTTGCCAGTTGTAACTATTAATGAAGATAGAAGAGATTTAAACGATAGGATGGCTTCAACCGTTAGGCATAATAGAGCGAGGGGTAAGCATAAAATTCAAGCCATGAGTGATATGGTTTTAGACCTTAAAAAACGTAACTGGAGTGACGAAAAGATAGCCAAAAACTTAGGCATGGATGCTGATGAAGTTTTGAGGTTGTGTCAGATAGGTGGGATATCAGAGTTGTTTTCTGACAAGGATTTTAGTCGGGCATGGGAGGCTGAATTGTATAACGAAACAGAAAATATAGACTAATGAGTAATAAGCCATCAGTAACTAAAATAATAGGATTATTAGATAAACCAGCCCTTTTGAGTTGGGCTAACAAAATAGGTTTACAAGGTATTAAGTTAGATGATTATAGGAAAAAATCAACTGAATCTGGAACTAATCTACATAAACAAATAGAAGATTTTATATTATATAAAACTCCATTTGAAGATAAAAATTTAGAGATAAATTTTAATGAGTTTTTTAAGAATAAGGAAATTCTAGAGGTTGAAAAAAAAATCGAAACAGATTGGTTTCAGGGTCGTTTAGATATTAAATTTATGCATGATGGTAAAGTTTTTATAGGTGATTTTAAAAGCAATCAAAAATATGTTTACTTTGAAAATAAATTACAATTAACTGCTTATAGAATGGCTGAAAATTGCGATAATGTTGTAATTATATCTATTCCAGATTTTAAAATAGTTCATTCAGGAATAAGAGATTTTGTGCCTTATGAAAAAATACTAAAATGCCTTTCTTTTATTTATACAACTAAAGAATCTTTAGAATAAAATTTAAATCATTAAAAAATAATTATTATATTTGCGAATCGGAGTCACTAACCGATTTAGAAAATAGCTCATCGTTAAAACATTAGACCTCTAATGATTCGGTGTAAGGAGTTGAGCCCTTACTTGATTAGTAATCAAAGCCGAATCTTTAGGGGTTTTTTAATTTAGAAAAAAATATGAAAAATTGGAAATTAACATCAGAAAAAAAAGTTAACATTAGTGGAGTTACGCTGTTTAGAATCG